GCTGGAATCCCGATTGAAACAACACAAGAAGTTACTATTACTGAATCTACTATTGAAAAACCTACACTTTGTGGCGAAACTTATGTTAATTTAGGACAATACGATAAAGGTTTTGCTGAATTAGATCAACTATTTAAAGGTAAAATAGATGCTAGTGCTCGCAAAAGTAGCAGCGAAAATATGAATGAAAATGATCCTAAAAGTCATTATGAAGCTACATATACCTTTCCTGATAAAGATACTGAAGGATATAAAGATTATCAAAAACTATTAACTAATTTTTACAAGACATATACTGGAGAATCATCCTTACCTGAAGATGGTTCTGTCAAATCATTTAGTGATATTAAAATAGCCGATTATGATAAAAAAATATTATGTGATGGCAATAACGTTGATTTAGGCAACAATAATGCCAGTAATTTAGCTACTATTATAAAAGAAATGCTTGTTAAATCTAATGAAAAATATAGTATACTAACAGGTGTTCTTAAAGAAATATTTTCTATGAATGATAATGATATTCAAATTAATCCTAATTTAAATTCAAAAAAATTAGAAGAACAAGTTAAAAAAACCAGAGAAACTATAGTTGAATTGTATATTGAATGCGAGAAAAATTATAAGGCATTCTTAGAACAATATAACAAATTAAAAGAGGGAATTAGTAGTCAAAGTGGTGGAAGTTTATTAGACCTTATTTAGGGAAAATATTATCTTGCGTTATATTATAATGGGAGCTGGATTATCTAGAACTTTCGTAGGCGGTAAACGCAAAATGCAAAAAAAAATGCAAAAAAAAACACACAAAAAACAACAAGGTGGTAAAAAATTCCAAAAGAAAAACACCAAAAAACAACAAGGTGGTAAAAAAAGAAAACAAACCCGCAAACAACGCAAACAACGCAAACAACGCAAATAAGTTAATAAATAATTAAATCTATTATTTCTAATTATTTATTCAAAAATTTATCTTTAATGAGATTATTAATATTAATCGTTTCTTTAACCCTTTCCATATTTATTTCTATATCTCTTTTATTTTTAATAATATCTTCAAATATAGTCATATCTTTTTTTATATCTCCTGTCAAATTTAAAATACAATTACCAAAATATGATTTTACATTCAAACATCCAAAATATATAGGAACACTATTACATATTAAAGAATTCATTATTTTTTCACTAAAATAATGTGGAGTTTGAGAATTCTCAATACATATATGATATTCATAATCATCTAAATATTCCGTCTCTTTAAATACTCCCTTTAATCTTTTATCTCTTGTATACATATAATTAGTGCAACCTCTACCCCATATATCTATCTCTAAATTACTTTTCAATATCTCTTTAACTAATTCATGTCTGTATTTATGACCTGGTGCATTTTTTTTCCCAGAAACCATAATAGATATTTTTTTTGTTTTAGAATTATTTTTTTTAAATGGTGTATGCCACATATAACCATGATGTTCTATAAAAGGTTCTGGTAAATTTTGTTTTTCACCTATTAAATATAAACCTATATGTCTAGTTGCATAATTAATAAAATTATGTGACAAATTCAAAAATTTAACTGGTTCAAATGCTAAACCTATTACGTTTTCTTTTGGTATATTTAACAAAGGCATCGCTGTATTTAAAATAATAACATGTGTATAATCATCTTTAGTCGTAAAAATATAATCTCTACCATATTCTTGTGTATTTTCTAATTCATTTACTCTTATAAATGTTTCATAAGTTTTTTTTGAATCCGAAAAAGATGAATAAAATTTTATTTTTATCATTATTATGATTATTTATTAAATACTATTTAATTATCGTAATTATTTATCATTAAATGGCTTCGTAATTTTATCATTATATATGAAATTTCCTAATGGTTTATAACTAGTAGTTGGTTTAAAGTTTTTGTTTTTATTTTCATCAATATTTATTTTGGTTGATTTAATTAAAAAGTTATTATTTGGATTATTATTAATTTCACCTGTAACACCTTCCCTTGCTTTTTTCACATTTCCATATTCATCTACTTCCACTCCTGTTTTCTTTTTTATTTCACTTCTTACATAACTTGGAACCCAATGATTCCATGATATAAACAAACAATTCGGATGAACATATCTAACCACAAAACCATTTTCTCTTAATTTATCCAATAAATAAGCAACACAATTTCCTTGATCATATCTAGGAACACCTATTATTATTTCTGGAACTACATACCAACAATTTTGATTATCACTATGTTGACGACTAGTTGTTTTTATTTTTACATGCACTCGGTTTAATATTTTTTTATATATTGATAATTTTCCTAAATCATGAGTTCTCTTTTTTTCGTATAATTCATCTATATTGATTTTCTCTTCTATGTCATCGTCATCATTCTTGTTTAAATCAAATATTGATGTCATATTATTATGTGTTATAAAATAATTTTATTTTTATTGCATATTTTTATATGAATATTAAACATTTAGTTATTAGTGGTGGAGGACCAAATGGATTGGTCATGATTAAAACATGTATGATGCTTATTAAAAATAAATATATTGATATTAATAAAATAGAAACCATTTTTGCTACATCTGCAGGAACAATATGTGCATTATTAATAGCTATAATTAAAGAAAATGATATGATAAGTAATGATTTATTATTTAGTTATTTAATAAATCGCAATTATACAAAAGATTTTTCACTTAATTTAGATAATATTTTCAATATTAATGAAACAAAAGGATTAAATGATTTTAATTGTATTATTAAGTTTTTTTTACCATTATTTCATAGTATACTTCTTCCATTAGATATAAATTTACACGATTTTTATAATCGTTTTAAAATAGATATTCACTTTTTTACAACTAAACTTAATACATTTGAAACTATTGATGTAAATTATAAATCTTTTCCTAATCTTAAAGTATTTGATGCACTTTCTATGACATGTGCTATCCCCATTATTTTTACACCATTTTGTTATGATAATTCTTTCTTTGTAGATGGTGGATTAATATGTAATTATCCTCTTCAAAAATGTATTGAATTTAATAATTGCGAATTAAATGAAATATTAGGTTTTAAAAATATTGCTGACCAACCACCATATTATGATTGTTCTATGAATATTACTAGTTATCTTGCTATGTATTATTATAGTTGTAAAAAACATATTGATACTACATTTATTCAACCTGAAATCCCTTATGAAATATTTTTTGAAGGAGAATGTATGACACCTCAAATGCTAACGATGTTTGTAGAAAATAAAGAATCTAGAAAGGAATATATTGATAAAGGTATTAAGTATTATGATGATTTTATTGAATCATTGGATAAAACAAAAACATCTAGTTAATTATTGTAAATATTCATTTACGAATTGCTCTAAATGAGCTGCATCTGGTCGTGCATCATATTCAGCTTCTTTATTACCATATTCTAATCTTATGGTTGGAAAACCTTCTATATTTTTTGAATCTATTATTTCTCTTACATCTCCTTTATCACTATCTGAACAATCTACTTGTTCTGTATTTAGTATATAACCATTTACATTTTTTCCATTGAAATTTGATTCAAATTTACTCCATTCACCTCCATTCATAGCAGATTTACAATGTGGACACCAATCGGCATAATATATTTTAATCGTTGCATATTTTTGACCTTCTGAACCTGATGGTCCATCATTATTTTCATTGCGAATTTCATTGTTGGCTATATAATTTTTATCACTAATATAAGGAACAAAAATATAATATGCTACAATTATTAATAATACTAAGAATATTCCTATTACTAAACCATTTAAGTATGTGAATTTCGGAAAAATACTTTGATTTGTTGATAATGATTTGCCAGTAAATAAATTATAAAAAGAACTCATATATATATTTAACAATAAATTAATATTTTCTTTTTACGAATTAAAGATAAATAACAATATTATAATATGCTTTATAGAACACCTGACGGAAAGCTCGTTCATATTAATAAATTAGATTTTGTTAATGATAGTATTTATTATAAAAAAATTAAATCTATATATTCTCCACAAAAATATGAAAAAATTAATACTATAGAAGAAAACAAAATGTTTAATAAAATCATTAGTTTGCTGTAATTTATTTTCACTTAATATATTAAGTATGGCAAAAACTTTAAAAAGAAAAAAGTCTATTAAAACTAAAAAAAATAAAAAACCTAAACCATTTGTATTCAGTGTAGAGAATTATAAAAGTGGAGATGGTATGCTTACAAGTGTATGGGGTCCTAGTTTATGGCATTATTTACATACAATGAGTTTTAATTATCCTATTGAACCTACTAGAGCCGAAAAGACTAATTATAGAAAGTTTGTACTACAATTGCAATATGTATTACCTTGCAAATATTGTAGAATGAATTTAGTTAAAAATTTTAAAACAATGCCTTTAAAAATGGAACATATGAAAAATAGACATAGTTTTTCAAAATATATTTATGACCTTCATGAATTGATAAATGATATGTTAGGTAAAACATCTGGATTAACTTATGAAGATGTTCAAGAACGTTATGAACACTTTAGAGCCAGATGTGGAAAAAAGAAAAAAACAATTAAACGAAAAAGAACACATAAACATAAAGGATGCACTGAACCTTTACATAAAGTTAAAAGTAAAGGTGTTATTCAAATTGTCCCTCAAAATAAAAAATGCGCTTCTATTGAAATAGATAACAAATGTAATGCTATCAAAAAGGAATAATAAATTATAATAATAATATATATGAATTGTTATAATTTAGAAACATTAAACTATAAAGACGGATTATTTGATGATTTTATTGAAGCAACCTATATTCTTACTATGGAAAATAGTGATCGCAGAAAAGATTATATGTATCAATTAGAACAATTTAAACCTTCAAGTGTTGTTCATATTTTTCATAATAAAGGATTTAAGAAATGTGAAAAAAAATTAAATGATAAAGTTATAGAAAATTCTGTTAATGATATTATTCATGCTTATAAAAATGCTTTTACTCATGCAAAAAAATCTGGATATAAAAATATTTTAATACTTGAAGATGATTTCATTTTTAGTCATTTGTTAAAACAAAATTATATTATAAAACGTATTGAAAAAATGTATAAACATTTGGAAAATAGTTCATCTGCATTTTTATTAGGATGTCTTCCTCAAATTTCCTTCTATTATCCGTATTATTATAGATATATATTAAGTTCTGCTGGAGCACATGCTATTATGTATAACGAAAAATCTATAAACAATATATTAAATAATATTGATAGTTTTTCTGATTATGATTTTAGTTATAAGTTTTACGTTAATTGCTATTGCTATAAGGAACCTTTAGTTTATCAACTTGTTTCGGAAACTGAAAATAGAAATAATTGGGGTATGAATATTCCTATTATCGGAACTATAATTGGAGTTATAATTGTATGGGTATATCAATTATTAGAATTAGATAAAAAACACGAACCTGGAACTACTTATGTTTACAATTTCAATGTATTTTTATACGATTTCGTTTTATTATTTGCCATTATTTACGTTATACGTTATTATTTATTCAAATACTTATTTTCTAATAAAAAATAAATTAAACGCAATCTGCATCTACCATCATTTTAACAAGTGCGTCAAATGAAACTTCTGGAGCCCATTTCATTTCAGTTCTTGCTTTAGTTGAGTCTCCCAATAATTCTTCTACTTCGGCTGGTCTGAAATATTTTTCTGATACAAATATTAATTCACGACCACTATTTTCATCATATCCGATTTCGTTAATACCTTCTCCTTTCCATTTAATTGAAAATCCTTTTAATGCAAATGATTTTTCTACAAATTCACGAACACTATGGAATTCGTTTGTAGACAATACATAATCTTCTGGTGCGTCTTGTTGTAACATTAACCACATACCTTTTACAAAATCACCAGCATAACCCCAATCACGTTTTGCATCTAAGTTACCCAATACTAATTTATCACGTTCTCCCTTTAATATCATATTTAAGCCTCGTGTAATTTTACGCGTTACAAATGTAGGACCACGACGAGGACTTTCATGATTAAATAAAATACCATTACATGCATACATATTATAAGCTTCTCTATAATTTTTTACAATCCAGTAAGCATATAATTTTGCTACACCATATGGACTGCGAGGATAAAAAGGTGTTGTTTCTTTTTGAGGAACTTCTTGAACCTTTCCATATAATTCAGATGTAGATGCTTGATAAAATCGTGTTTTTTCTATTAATCCAGTTGAGCGAATAGCGTCCAATAATTTTAATGTTCCTATACCATCTACTTGTCCTGTATATTCAGGCATTTCAAAACTAACTTTTACATGACTCATTGCTCCCAAATTGTATACTTCTAGAAGTAACGTTTCATAATTATTTTTAATTTCTTCTAAAATATGAACCAAATTAGTTGAATCAGTCAAGTCACCATATCTTAATATTAAATTCTTATTTTCATATAAGTAATCTATTCGTTCTGTATTAATACTGGAACTTCGTCTAATAATTCCATAAACTACATAACCTTTTCTTAATAAAAATTCAGCCAAATATGAACCATCTTGTCCTGTGATTCCAGTAATTAATGCTACTTTCATATAATACTAATTATTATATGAAATTACTAAAAATAACTTATTTACAATATATATATGAAGTTCTCTTATGAATATTTAATACAATTTGTAATTGGTGGTATTTTATTTACAATGTTATACCATTTTTCTAAAGAAAAAAATACTTTAATTTCTTCCATTATTCCTTCATTCCCTATATTATTTTTAATTACTCTAATATATATTATTTCTTTCAATGCAAATGTAATATTTTACTTGAAAAATATTTGCGTAACTAATAGTTTATTACTTTTATTTGTTTTAATGATTTATTTCTCGTTTATTTATTTTAAAAATATCTATGTATCTTCTATTGTATCAATGGTAATATATTTTATGATACTATATTATTGTATTAGTAACAAAATTATTAAATAAATTATTGAGCAAATGTGCTAAAATCATTTACTACTGGTTTAGGTAAGAAGTTTTGTGCATGAACATTATTATAGTTAGGAACTTTTTTACATGAAAATGATGGTTCAGGGCATCTTCCACATGGTGGACATGGAGCACATGATGGTTTGTTAAGTAAATTTGCTACTTCACTTCTTAATACATATAAATCTTCCTTTCCTTCTGGAATATCAGTTTTCTTTCTAGATTCAATTGTATCTAAACTTTTTGGTTCAATATATTTTGGTCTGATTACACTTGCTGGATTTGCTGCTGCTTCATTATCTTCACTTTCAACACCTTCTGCACCTGGATTATTTTCTTCGTTATTTTCTAAACCTTCTAGACCACAATGACCTCCTAAAAGTGGACATAATGCTAAGGCTAATAATAAAATTAGTAAAATAGATAGATAATTTAACTTATAAGTTGCCATATGTATTATAATTGGAAAATTATTTAAAATTAATAATTGTAATTAAATTATGAACGGATCTTATCAACATGATGAAAATATTTATGAAATTGGAGTAGATGAAGCTGGACGAGGACCATTGTTTGGAAGAGTTTATGCTGCTGCTGTATGTTTACCTAAAGATGACTCTTTTGACATTTCTATGGTCAAAGATAGTAAAAAATATACTTCTAAAAAGAAACTTATGGAAGCATATGATTATGTCATTAATAATGCTTTATATTATTCTATAGCATATCGTGATGAAAAAGCTATTGATAAAATTAATATATTACAAGCAACACAAGAATGTATGCATGAAAGTATTAATAATATTATTAATAAAAATAAAGATCTTAATTATTTATTATTAATAGATGGTAATTATTTTATTCCCATTACGTATATTCAGGATGATAGTATAGAAGTATATAATCATGTATGCGTTAAAGGTGGTGATAATATTTACGCATCTATTGCTGCTGCGTCTATATTAGCAAAAGTAGAAAGAGATAAATATATTGATGAACTATGTGAAAATGATCCAGAACTAGATGCTAAATATGGTATTGCATCAAATAAAGGTTATGGAACAAAAAAACATATTGAAGGAATAAAAAAACATGGTATTACATGTTATCATCGTTTAAGTTACAAAACTTGTCGTTAATTAATATACATTCGTAAATAACATAAATATATTTTATTTATATAAGTTATATTTATGAATCCTGAATTACATTATATTTTATGTAACATGTATGTACCTATAATATGCGTAGGATGTTTTTTCACAGCAGGTTGTATAAAATGTTGTTGCGTTGATAGTAAAAAAACTATTCATAATGATGAAAATAATGATAATTTAAATGAATTAAGTATTATTCCTGATATTGAAAGAGATTAATCGTGTAATATTTGATTTAATGCTCTTACCAAATCACTAGATGATGTTTTGAATACTTCAGGAACAATTGCATGAACAAACGCACACATTGATGCCGATAAAAACGCGGCACTTAAATGTAACGAAAAACACATATGTTGTAAGTACGTCATGTTATTTTCCTCAGGATGTTTTTTAAAGTAGTTAATAATGAACATACTCTAAATATAGAAAATTTAAAATTGAAAAATTTTGATTTATAGATTACTTATTAAAAATAAATATGATTGCTCTAATCTTTGATACCGAAACTACTAACCTTCCTCCACGTAATTGTAATAGTTGGGAAACTATGATTTTGAAATTCCCTAACATTATTCAATTCAGCTTTATATTGTTTGACCAAGATAAATGTAAGATTTTAGAAAGTCACGACTACATTATCAAAGTTCCTCTTGATACTGATATAAGTGAGGGAAGTATTAAGTTGCATGGAATCACTATGGAAATTTCTCAATCTAAGGGTATCCTTATTAAAGATGCTTTAAAGATTTTTGAAAAATGTTACAAAAAAGCCGATGTTATTGTTGCACATAATTTAGAATTTGACAAAAAAATGATTCAAGTTGAATCTTTACGTGCTGAAATGGCTACCATTATTGATGAAAAACATGATAAAGAATTTTATTGCACCATGCAAAATTCCATTGATTTGTGCAATATTATTGCAACTAATATGTTAGGCCCTTACAAAAAATTTCCTAGACAAAATGAACTCCATTTGAAACTATTTGGAACAGAACCAAAAAATTTACATAATTCTTTCAATGATATATTAGTATGTTTAAGATGTTACATTAAAATGAAAATGGATAAAGATGTTACAGAAAAAAATGCTAAATTAAAAAAAATGTTCTTAACATTATTACAAGTTTAACTTACTATTTCTTTATATTTAAACGTGGTTTTTTCTTTGTTACCAATTCACCTATTACTGAAACAAAACTATCATTCAATTCAAAACGTTGTCCTATTACACGCACTTCTATTTTTTCATCTTCTTTTAATTCATTAAATTGTTTATTATTATAATGATGATCACGTGCTATAAATATTACTATTGGACTTTGTCCTTCACTATCTACTTCTGCTCTAATACCTGCCTTTGTTATATTTTTTACGCTGCAATTTATAATCATCCCTTCAACTGGTGTGCATGAATCACATTCAAATACAACATCAAATATTACATTATTATTTTTTACTAATCCACTTGAATATCTAATTAACTTTAAACTTTCCTTTTTTATATAACCTTCATCTATACATTTTCCTTCATATGTTGCTTTAAGCTTATTTAAAATGAGATTTACTATATTTTCACCAATTTGATTTACATTTAATACTACTTTTTTTTCAATCATACAGCTGTTATATATTGAAGTTATTTTTCGCGGCTGTTCTTGTTGAAGTTTACTTTCATTTCCTTTCTTCTCTGATTCATCAGATGTTTTAACTCTTAATTTCTTTGGACCCATTATATATTATAAAAAAACATATAATTTTAAATATCTTTCAATTTTTATTTATTTTTTCGCTAGACCTAGTATTTTTTTATTTACCAATACTTCAATTGGATTCATAAACCATTTTGTCCTAACAATATCTCCCATTTTTTCTTCCTTTTTACTTGCATTATAATATCTAAACAACATTTCCATCAAAAAACAAGTATCTTTCACCTTTCCACGAATATAATTCTTCTCATCTTTACGCTCTTTATCTTCATGTATTAATTCTCTATTTGATGATAAATAACTATTAATAATATTAAGTTTGAGCTTCTTAACCATATCTTCACATACCATACCCTTATTTGCCTTTTCAGTCATTTTACGTAATCTAAATGTTAACGCTATAGAATCTGTTTTATTTTTTGAAGAATATAAAAACCCTATATATTTTGTGTAATTATAATATACATTTTCTTCACTTTGTAAATATCTTTTCTTAATGTCTTCAGCTAAAAACTTTTCCAAAAAGTCTTCTCCTTTTTCTATATTTTTGTTTTCACCATTATCTTTCAAAATATAATATACAATTTTTCCTTTATCTTCCAATACAAAATATGTCTCACTTTCCTTTTCTAATTTAAATTGTTCTAAATAATCTATTAATGCTACTTCATGTTCAGTCATTTTTTCGTTAGATAACAAATAATTAATAATTACAACTTTTTTATTTAATGGTAAATAATCAAATAAGTATTCTAAATGACTCCTTATAAATATGTCTTCATTTACATCTATATCTTCAATTAAAGTATAAGCTAGTTTATATACAGATTTACTATTTGTTTCTTTATGAGAATTTAATTGTGTTATTAATTTATTATATTCATCTGAACCAAATTCATCATTACCACTTACTTCATCTATAGTATCTATACTATCCATATTTACATTTAATCTAATTTTATTATGTTTATAATCTAATGATGTTATACGATTAAATAATGTTATTTTATTGTCTTTAATTTCTATTGGCTGAAAAAAATACAATTGTCCAACATTTGTAATACTTCCTACTTTTTCAAATCTATCTAATAATTGAAAGTTTTTGTCATTTACTATATCACTTAGATGCATTTCTATTTCTTCTAATAAAATAGATTTTTCTCTATTTATATAGTCAATTATTTCCTTTTTGTTGTAAAAATATTTTAATGTAAATAATTCCATTATTTTTTTTAGAATATAGGTTTTGTTTGAATTCAAAAAATTCTCTTTTAAAGTAAAATTATTTTCGGTAATATCTGTTTCATTTAAATAATCTACAGAATCTCCTTTTATTGCAACACATTTATAATCACAATTATCCATATAATCACATGAAGCTGTTTTTGGTTTATCACCTAATTCATATGTTATATTTTTACCATTGCTAAGTTTTTGAGGTATTTTCATATTATTCATTGCATCTGCTGTTAACTTTGTTTGATTTATATTTAACATACAATCTACTGAATTTTCTTTTAATATTCTAGATACTTTCCCTATTTGTATTGCCTTCTTTTCAGCTATTCTATAAATATAATTATCAACACTTTCTTCTTCTTCATTTGATAATTTTGATCCATATAAATAAATGCTAGTATTTCTATGTTCAAAATCCAAATCTTTATGACTCATATTTCTAACACCTCTTCCTATAATTTGTTCAGGTCTACTCATATTATACCATGGATTTAATATATGAATATTTCTAACATTTTTAAAATCCAACCCTTCTGAACCTGCACGTGATAATAATATTACTTTTACTTCTTCGCCATTAGTATTGTTTGGATTTGTAGCTGCTTTTATACTATCTATATTACTTCCACTATAATAAGGGTCTCCTGATATTATTACATATTTTGAAGGATATTTTACCTTAGTTGATTTATTTGTTAAAGCATCTATTTGCTTTACATTACCTGACTTTAATGTATCTTTTGAGAACAAAGTAGAACCATCATATTTTGTATATCCCAATTCTTCTAATGCTAATGCCATTGGTATTAATCCTCCTTCAATAAATTCACAATATACTATAGATATTCCTTTTGATTCTTTTATTTTTTTACAAACATTTTCTATTTTTGCACTATATTTTCCTATTTGTTCTAATGAAAATATACGTCCATAGTTGCTTTCAATACCTTCATTATAATTAAAATTAGTTTTTGTCATTTCTTTATTATCTTGGTCATAACTAATAACATTTAATAATCCACTATCTCCTATAAAATCAAAACTTTCATTTATTAAACTATCATCATCTAAATTATTTGTAGGAAAAACTATAGTCAATGCTTTTAATAATGGAAGCATAATTGAATAACCTAATGTTTCACTATTAGATTCCAATGATAAATTAGCTTTACGTATCAATTTATTTTTAATTTTATTATATCCTTTTTCTTGAACATCATTAATTGACACTTCATATAAATCTATTATATTAATTGGATCATTAATTACTGCACCATTTATTTGAACTCTTGGTTTAACACCTGACGATAAATATGATTTTGATGGTTCAAAATGTGATGGAAATATTCTATGTGGAAACATATATGGATTTTCGCCTCTTACAAATGAAATATAACCTCGCGATTTTTCTATTAATCTTCGCCTTCCTATATCTCCACTTTTATCTACTACAAAATTACCATTTTCATCAAATATTTCATTTGTATATATTTCACTTTTTTCATCATTTAAATTCATTACATTTAACAGCCATATAATTTCTTTATAGTTGTTATACATTGGTGTAGCAGATAAAAATAATAAGTGTAAATTTTTTGCTACTTTTACTACTTTGAGTAAATTTGTTGCTATTTTTTTACTTTCTGCCATGGAGGATGTTTTAATATTATGAACTTCGTCTATTATTAGTAATCTATTATTGAACTCTTTTTTTATTTTTTTTGCAAATATTCTGTAATAATTTTTTGTAGAAGAACGTCTACTACTTTCTTCTAATTTATCTATAAAATTTGAAAACTTTTTATAACCCATAAAGCTATAACTATTTTTTATAACTCCTTTTATTTGACCGACTAATTTATCCTTTGGTATATCTTGCACTTGTGTTGGATTTACTTCATCTATATAACTATTTCCTGTGCATCCATCTACATACCAAAGTCCTCCTTTCTTTTTTAATTTACGTTCATCAAATAACTGCAATTTGAAATTTTCTTGCACGTTAGGTGATGCAACAAATAATATCTTTTTTTCCATATTTATTTGCTTTAAATAATTTCTCATTTCTTCTGCTACACCTATTGCTGTACATGTTTTACCACTACCTAAACCATGATATAACAATAAACTATTATATGGCGTTTCAAATGATAAAAAGTTTTTTACAAATATTTGATGAGGTGCTAAACTAAACTCTGCACTTTGTAATTCGTCTGTTTTCTTTTTAAAATCTTCAATATTATTGGTATTATAGTCAGGGTATTTATTTGATGAAAACTCTTTTTTTGACGCAATTTTTAAGTTGAATTTTGGATCATGTGAAAATGGATATATATTGTTTTCATCTATTACATTATTTAATTCTTCTTTTTCATAATCTTCCTTTTTCTCCTTGAATTCTTTATTAGTAATTTTATTTTGTTCATAATCTACAAAATCGTTAGTTAAACTTTTTTGATTATTTACCTTCAACATATATATTATTTATATAATCTATATTCACATATTACTTTATTTATATTATCTATTAATTCTTTTTTTTCTAAATTATAAGGACGTATACTAGTTAAACAATCATTTATTGATTTCCATTCCATCTTAGATACTTCTGATTTCTGATATGTATCAGTTCTATGTTCCTTTTCTGTATACGCCAAATAATATTTATGTTTATATATTTTTAAATTTGAACCCATAAATAACTCCTCATATGGTATTACATTTTCTATTAAATGTATATCTTTATCATATATACCTGTTTCTTCGGAAAATTCTCTTAATGCACAATCTAAATCCTTTTCAAAATTATTTCTTCTTCCTTTTGGAAATCCCCATTCTGGCTCACCATAATTAGTCTTACTACTTTTTATTAAATCTACAAAATTTATATCTGTATTATATTGTTCTTTCATTAACTGAATCAAATTGTTATATCGCTTTTGATGAGATTCAGTAAATGTATTATTTTCAAATGATTCTATTAGATAATTCTTTTCACTATTTGTCATTTCATCTATTAAATCCATTATGCTTTTTTTATTATATATTGGATATTTACATTTTATAAAATCACAATAGCCAAAACTATCTTTTCTTCTTATCATTAAATATTCTAATTTATTTTCATTATATCTAAATAATATTATTCCTATACTTGTTATTGGCATTTTACAATCTTGATATTGATGTCCTTGCTTCCCACAATTATTACAAAATAACATTTTTCACTAATTATATTATTATTTTGTTTTTATATTCTTTCTTATTATTATGAATCTAGATCCAAAGGTATGGGGACCTCATTATTGGTTTGTATTTTATTCTATCGCACTTTGCTATCCCAACAATCCAAATAATATTGCAAAAAAAAAATTTTATAACTTTGTTCAAAATTTACCTCTTTTCATTCCTCATGAAAAAATTTCTGTTACGTTTAGTAATCTTATTGATAAATATCCTGTTTCTCCTTACTTAGATAATAAAGATACTCTTGTTAGATGGTTTCATTTTATTCACAATACTATTAATAAAAATATGGGAAAACCTTCCATTTCTTTAGCAGATTCTTTAGATAAATATTATTACAACTATAAACCCCAAGAAGAATTAAAAAAAGAATGGATTACTTACATTAAACAACATATATTTGTTGTTATTGTTGTTATTTTAATAGTTTCCATTATTTATCTTTACAATATATAAGATGAAAGGTGGTAAACCTATTGCAGAAGGCGGGTATGGATGCGTTTTTCGCCCAGCCCTCAAATGTGAGAATCAAGATAAAATAAGTGATGGTGTAAGTAAACTTATGCCTGCAAAGAAAGCATTAGATGAATTTATGGAAATCAAATCTCTCAGAAAAAAACTGAAAAACATTCCTAATTACAAAAATAAATATATGATACCTCTCAGCTTATGTCAACCTGATAAACTTACTACTCAAGATATGACAAGTTTTACTACTAAATGTGAAAATCTTAGTCAATATGGAAATGACCCTAACAAAAAAATAGATAAATATAGAATTATTAACTTGCCTGATGGTGGTAAAGATATTGAATCTTATACTAATAAAGATATTAAAACTAATTCTGACCTTCTTGAACTTCATGTTAAACTCATTTCTTTTTTGAAAAATACTATTATTCCTATGAATGATATTAATGTTTTTCATACAGATGTTAAGGATAACAATGTTATGATTAATAGTAATAAACAACTTATTCTTATTGATTGGGGACTTGCTGGTTCTATTAATGATAAAAGTAAAATTCCATCTTTCTTAAGCACACGTGTTTTACAATTTAATATTCCATTTGGTATTGTTTTCTTTAACCCTAAAAGTATTACGGGTATTCATAAATTTATTCAACAAAATCCACAATATAGTTTTGATGAACTTAAAACTTTCATGAAAGCATTTTATCGTGATACTATAAAAGTTCACTTAGGTGTTGGTCATGAAGGTTTTTTAACTAATATTTTTAATCAATATATTTTTGAATATACTCGTAAAGATTTTAAAGAAGCTCTTATTGAATATTTAGCAACTGCTGTTAAAACATACACCAAAAATAAAACGTTTGATGTTAAAAGCTACTTTTTTGATGTTTATTTGAAAAATGTTGATGTATGGGGATTTATTACTATTTATTTCACATTTTTGATGAAACGCACTAAAGGCGCTTTTAGTCCTGAATTTTATAAAGGATTAAAAAATTTACTTATTGATTATTTACTAGGATATCCTGACAAACCTATTCCTATTAATTCTCTTATTAAAGATCTTGAAAATCTTAATGATCTTATTAAACCACCTACTAAAAAAACTGCTACTATTTTTATTAAACTTGATAAAGCACCACCTACACATAAAAGCTTTGAAAAAAATAAAAAATCACCTGTTATTGAATTTATTAAAAATAAAGCTTCGTCACCTTCTAAAACCAAGAAAAAACGTTGTCCTAATGGCACACGACGAAATCAAAAAACTGGCAATTGTGAACCTTATACTAGAAAAAATAAATAAATATAATATATATGAAGTTAGAATTAATAATTATTTTAGGAACTGCATTCTTTATTGCAAATACATACTATGAGGGTAAGTTATTAACTTTACTTAAATCATATCAAAAATATTATACTATGGCATTTTATGCTTTCATTGGTATTTGTATTTATTTATTATTTAAAAAACAACCCGATCAAAGTCATAGTATGTTAAAACAAGCTAATTCTATTATTAAATATATGCCCATTGATAAGAGTGCTATGTCCATTATGAACCCTCTTATTGATTTAACTGGTCATCATAATACTAATTTTGATAGATATGGTGATGCTCCTGCACAAGAACAACGCATTTTACGTTCTGGAGGAAAATCTACTAAGCGTTCTGTTAGTGAAACCAAAAAAAAATGGGTTGCATCTAATCAAAACTGGAATTGTGGTGGATGTAAAAAACAATTAAATGCTTGGTTTGAAGTTGATCATAAAACACGTCTTGAACATGGCGGATCCAATCATGTTAATAATTTAGTTGCTTTATGTCGTGAATGTCACGGAAGAAAAACTGCACAAGAAAAATTAGATTTATAATTTATCAAATTTCATTTATTATATAGTTTATTATATAATAAATATACATGGAGAGTATTAGAAATGCATATCAAAAAACTATTAATTCATATAATGATGGATCCATGAAAAATTCTATTTTTAAATTATTTGGTGATAACTCTTTATTTGTAACTATTCTTATATTTTTAGCCCTTTTCTCCATTCTTAGTTATTTAACTATTACTAATGATTATTTTGGATTAAAACAAGACTATAGATACTTGGCTGCTATTGCTATTTATTTTGGATTTTTCTTATTTTTCGTTGCATCTACTTATTATTTCAAATATTATGATATTTCAAAATATCCTAACTTAAAAGATGAATATGATTTTGTTTCCAAAGGAACATGGAGATATACCTATATTGGATTAGGTATTATTAGTAGTGTCTTATTCTTTTATGGAATGTCACTATTTAATTCTTATTATCCTCAACTTTCTAGCACTATTGGAAGCTTTTCTGTGATTGTTCTTGCTATTGGTATATTAGCTTTATTTGTTTATTATTTTGATAGAGAAAATAATACAAAAGGTTTAGATACTTACGATGATAAACCTACTATATTTAACATTCTTAAGCATACTATTTTATATATTCCTTGTTTGTTTTTAGATTTAGCCAAACTTGCTTATAATGAATACAAAATTACACCTAATGTTACCTATATGGTATTATTAATTCAAGCTATTATTATTGGTTCTTACTTCTTAATACCTATATTGATTAAACTTATGTTTACATTTATGACACATGAATCTAAAACTATTGTTAACGACCCTGTTCCTTTAGATGAAGAAATTCAACATGGTAACTTTCAAGATTTAACACTATTTGATAATGACGTTACAGATAGTGAAATTATGGCAGGTAGTAAGATTGAGGTAAATATTAATGATAATTTTACACCTGCTACTATTACAAATATTGATGATAATAATAATATAACTTACACATTAGATGGTGAAAATGTTCCCCAAAAAACTACATTAGCTAACATAAGAATACCTAAATCTGTTAAACCTAATCATAACTTTTGTATTTCTACATGGGTTTTCTTAGAAAATGATTACAAAAATAATGAATTTTATAATGTGTTAGACTACGCATCTAAACCTAAAATAGAATATAATGCTATGAGTAATCAACTTCGTTTTACTATTCGTTCGTTTGATGGAAATTATGTAAATACAGAAAATACTAATTTTTCATACATTAATAGTGGTGGTAATCAATTACCTCATATAAGTAATAACCATAGTCATGATCCCAGTGGTAACTCTGCTTCCTACAATTTACAAAGTGATAGTAAGAAAAAACTTAACAGATATGAAAAAAATGATGAAAAATCTAATGACGAAATTATTTTAACTTATGATAATGTTTTACAACAAAAATGGAACAACATTGTCATTAATTTTGATGGTAATGTGATTGATATTTTCATTAATGGTAAAATTGTATATGGTAATGTTGGTGTCATTCCTTATTTAGATAGTGATAGTATTATTACTGGTGATACAAATGGTGTAAATGGTGGTATATGTAATACTATGTATTATTCACATAGATTAAACTCTAGTGCCATTTATTATTTGTATAACTTTTTATCATTATACAATCCTCCTTTACTATAATTAATTTAATAAATTTATAAATTATTATATTAATTATTTAGACAATAGTAAAAAATATCAACATATATTATACATTATGGACCTCAAAACAATATTTATCGTTTTTATTTTATTGATCCTTTTTTATTATGTGATTACTACATTCTTTTCTTCTACTGGATTAACTTCTTTTCAAGAAGCATCTGATGAAGCTACTATTCCATCTAGTTCTATTAGTTTAAATAGTAGTATTCCTAATAGTGCTTATGGTATTTGGATGTATGTTGATGACTGGAATTATGGTTATGGAAAAGAAAAAGTTGTATTTAGAAGAATTAATAATGGTCATGGTATTCGTGTCCATTTAGGTTCTCATACTAATGATTTAAAAATTATTTCAAGCTATACACCTGATGGCTCTGGTACAGGAAGTGCTAGTGGTAGCGGTAGTAGTGGTAGTGGTACGACATTAGATTATGATCTTCAATCACGTATTAGAGATAGTCATGCTGATTTAGATCATTATCATGATGATAGTGGTAATGCAGTAGCAGGTTCTAATTCTGATGGTTTTACAGGTATATTAGAATCTTCTATTAAAGAAGGTATGACACCTAGTTATGAAACCCATGTGTGTGTTGTAAAAAATATTCCTCTACAAAAATTCTGCCATATTATTGTTAGTTATAATGACAAAGCTTTAGACGTTTATCTTAATGGAAAACTCGTTAAAACATGCTTGATACCTGGTATTCCTTATATTGACTCTGATGCTGATGTTAAAGTTACACCAAAAGGCGAATCATATTCTGGTTATAGCTCTAAATTCAAATTCTGGCCTGCTCCTATGGATCCTCAAAAAGCATGGGACAACTATAGTGACGGATATAGCACTGGTCTTGGATTTAGTAACTTCTTTGCTAAATATAAATTAAAAGTTGCTTTACTTGAAAATAATGTAGAAGAAGGAAGCATCACATTTTAATTAAATACATATTTCCTTTTTCTTTACTAATATTATATGGCTGATAATTATTATTCAAGTAATGCAAATGATAGTAGTCTAAATTCATTTTTACAAGGAACCAAAGATTTTATGAATTCTAATAGTTTAGTAAGTAATTTTGCATTTTTAATTATGGTTTTTGTAGTATTTTTTATTCTTTTACAAGTTGGACTACAAATTATGCATGGTTTTATTAAACATTCAGAAAATCCTAAACTTATTAATGGTATGGTTGATGGAACTAAAGCAATCATTATAGAACAAAATCCTAATAAAAGTAATGCTATTCCTATTATGCGTTCAAATAACGAACAAAAAGGTGTAGAATTTACTTACTCTTTCTGGATTTTTATAAAATCATTTGATAGAACGAATACAAGATATAGAAATGTATTTTATAAAGGTGAAGATAATGGAGCAGCAGCTGATGCTTCCTATAATATACCTAATAGTAATTATAGTGTTGATGAAGGTATTGCTTATCCTAATAATAGTCCTGGTGTTTATTTACATCCTTGGGATAATATTTTGTATGTTTACATGAATACTTATCCTAATAGTAATGACCCTAATGCTCTTAATGCAGATAGTGTTGATAAAACTAGAGCTGGACATATTTTAGAAAAAGTAGAAATTGGTGATATTCCTATGGGTAAATGGGTTAATGTTGTTGTTATTGTTAAAAATAAACACTTAGATGTTTATATTGGTGGAAATATTGCAAAACGTCATGTTTTAACTGGCGTTCCTAGACAAAATTATGGTAATGTTAATATTGGATTTAATGGAGGTTTTAATGGTAATCTCAGTAACTTATATTATTTTAATCATGCTATTGGAACACGAAAAATAGAAGATATTTTATATGATGGACCTAATACACGAATGGTTGGTGATGCTAATATGACTTCACGAGAACACGACTATTTATCTACACGCTGGTTTTTAGGCAACTATGACGTTTTATCTTAATTGTAAATTTGTTAATTATTTAATATAATAAATTTATAAGCACATGAGTTATACTTCAAATATATTTCGTATTAATAATTTTAATAGTATTCAATATAATGATGTTAAAAATATTTTGATTGATGTTATTAATAAATGGGAAAATGTTATTACGCATACACCTGATAACATTATCATAGAAATTGATGTTAATATTAGTTATAATTTGGGGCCTACTACTTTAGGAACTGCTACATTAACTCATTTTTATCATACTATTAATAAACAAGATTATGAATATTCCACTCATGACAATCCAATTAATCCTATTTTACATACTTTTAACTTAGGTGATGTAATTGGACATAAGGGTAAGGTTGATATTCATGCTGCATATCTTACTGATTTAATCAAATATAAAGATGATGCAAAAAAAAGTTATTTATATTATATTTTATTACATGAACTTGGACATATTTTAGGTATTGGTAATTTGTGGCATCTAAATGGTGCTGCACATACTGATGAATCTCAAAATATTACATACTATTTAGGAAAACATGCTATTCGTGAATACAAAAATTATTTTGGTAATCACTTATTGTTTATACCAATTGAAAATGATGGTGGCACTGGAACACAATTTGTTCACCCAGAAGAAGGACATCATAAACATTTTTCAAAAAATAATAATTTTATTAATAACATTCTTCATCCTGGTTTAGATAGAGAATTAATGACAGGTGTTGGTGATTTCTCACGTTTTGATGATGATAATTTACCATTAAGTCGTATTACTATTGGATTTTTGCATGATTTAGGTTATAATGTTGATTATGATGCTGCAGATTTTTATGATCCAACTATTCAAAATCCTCCTGAACCTGAAAGAGAACCTCAACCACAACCTGAACCTGAACCGGAAAGTGAACCCGAACCTGAACCACAATCTGAACCCGAACCTGAACCTGAATCTGAACCTGAATCTGAACCAGAACCTGAACCTGAAAGTGTACCTGAACCTGAACCCGAAAGTGAACCTGAAAGTGAACCTGAACCCGAACCTGAATCTGAACCTGAAAGTGAACCTGAACCTGAACCTGAAAATGAACCTGAACCACAGCCCGAAAGTGAACCGGAACCCGAACCTGAAAATGAGCCTGAACCACAACCTGAACCTGAATCTGAACCGGAATCTGAACCTGAAAGTGAACCTGAACCCGAACCAGAAAATGAACCGGAGCCGCAACCTGAAAGTGAACCTGAACCCGAACCTGAAAATGAACCTGAACCACAACCGGAATCTGAACCGGAAAGTGAACCTGAACCCGAACCTGAAAATGAACCCGAACCACAACCAGAATGTGAACCTGAACCCGAACCTGAAAATGAACCGGAACCACAACCAGAAAGTGAACCTGAACCCGAACCTGAAAATGAACCCGAACCTGAAAATGAACCTGAACCTGAACCTGAACCTGAACCTGAATCTGAGCCCGAATCTGAACCTGAACCTGAATCTGAACCCGAATCTGAACCTGAACCTGAATCTGAACCTGAACCTGAAAATGAACCTGAACCTGAAAATGAACCTGAACCTGAATTAAACTTTGTTATTAAAGAAAATACGAATGATAATACATTAGATGTTATTCATGAAGACTATGTTGAACTAGAAGATTTATCATACAATGCTTATTATTTTAATAATTGTTCTATATCCGGTAATAATTCTACTTTAGGTGGTATTTATAAGAATGCTTTTCCTAATTATAGTAACAGCGAATTCATTAATTATTGTCTGAATATTTTAAAAAATAATTACCCTAATAATACTAAAAGTTTCGTATTAAGATATATTGGTAATAATAATAAAAATAATATAGAGCTAGCTATATTTAAAACCAGCAATAGTGCAGCTTATTATACAGAAAATTTAAATAGAGATATTTATACTATTAGAGAAAATACTAATATTTTGAAACAACGGATTTTAGAAAATAATAATAGTGACACTAACAATATTGAAAATATTGGTCCATATGGTGTTCCTTATTTTTACGAAATAACAAATACTAGTCTTCTTGTCAATAATGTTATGTATTATCTTCATTACTATCGTCAACATGTTCATTATTATCATAAAAATTTTGATGAATTTTCTCAACCTTGGTTTGATAATGAAGCACTTACTATACAACTAGCTAATGCTACTGCCTTTACTTTGGCTAGTAGATATGATACTGAAAATTTATATTCATATGCACCTTTTTATATTTATAAAAGAGAACTATTTACTAATTTTAATTACAACTATCCAAAACTAAATATGGTGTATATTGCTCAAAGTTATAAATATTATTATAAAAGCTATATTTTACGTGATGATGGCACAATAGAAATATTAAATGATTATTTTATTGTTTATAATATTTCCACACAACGTAATAAAGCAGGAAATGCTACTTATTTATATGATCAACATTATAATCATAATGTTAATACATATATTGATTTTACACTAATTGATATTGAAAATTCACCCCAACCTGAACCTGAACCTGAACCGGAACCTGAACCTCAACCTGAACCGGAACCTCAACCCGAATCTGAACCTGAACCTGAACCTGAACCTGAACCTGAACCACAACCCGAACCTGAACCTCAACCTGAACCTCAACCTGAACCAGAACCTGAACCTCAACCTGAACCAGAACCTCAACCAGAGCCTGAACCTGAACCTCAGTCTGAACCAGAACCTGAACCCGAACCACAACCGGAACCAGAACCACAACCTGAACCTGAACCACAACCGGAACCTGAACCGCAACCGGAACCAGAACCGCAACCGGAACCTGAATCAGAACCTGAACCTGAACCTGAACCACAACCCGAACCTCAGTCTGAACCGGAACCGGAACCTGAACCAGAACCACAACCTGAACCACAACCGGAACCAGAACCACAACCTGAACCACAACCTGAACCTGAACCTGAACCACAACCTGAACCTGAAAGTGAACCAGAACCACAACCCGAACCTGAAAGTGAACCCGAACCTGAACCAAATTATTACATATTTGTTACACATGTAATAAATCAAATATCACCATCTAGATTAAAAGATGTAAATTACGTTACAAGAGAAATAACAAAAATTTATGTAAATCATCTTAATATTTCATCTAAAATTATTTTTGTTACTATATCAGATGGTTCTATTATATTACGTATTAATATTGACCCAGATAATGAAGAATTCTTTGAAATTATTAATAATTTAAATGAAACTATTCTTCAAAATATTGAACGTGATACTTTAGATTTTATTAAAGACAATAGTGGTGTTCGCTATGTTACTTCTTCTTTTGATATAGATTATAGAATTTATAATCCTGAACCTGAATCTGAACCTGAACCTGAACCTGAACCTGAACCTGAACCTGAATCTGAACCTGAACCTGAATCTGAACCTGAACCTGAACCTGAACCACAATCTGAACCTGAACCTGAACCTGAACCTGAACCACAACCGGAACCAGAACCCGAACCACAACCTGAACCTCAACCTGAACCTCAACCTGAACCTGAACCTGAACCTGAACCTGAACCTGAACCTTTAATTGGTGCTGTTTTTAGTGGATATGTTGCTAATACTAATATTACTATTTCAGATTTTGAAACAATCCCAAATAATGTTATTTATAATATCTCATCCGATCACAGAGGTAACTTTTTATTTCCAGATAATTTACCTATGGATAACTTCATGATTTTTGAAACCAGATTAGGAACAGATATTGCCACTCAAAAAATATTACAAGATGATATTGTTTTGAAAAATGTTACAATTATTAATTCATCTAACCCTTATCAAAATATTAAAAACATTAATATATTTACTACACTAATAGCAAATAAAGTAATATATGATTTGTCTTTTTATTCTACATTTACAAATAGTGATATAAATACCATTCACTATAATGCTAGTAATAATCTTGTAAATAACTTATTTTCTAATAATTCTATTGATTTATTATATAAGGAATATTTACAAAAAAGCAACGATTTTGATATTGCTGTTGGACATAAAATTTCTTTCATACAAGTTATTTTAAATATTTTAAATGGAGATGATGATTATAATAATATAATAACACGTCTAGCAAAATATTTATGTTCTCAAAATACTAATAACATTAACTTACTTGATACCTCTTCTATTATGCAATATGTATATAATGGTAGTTCTGTTAGTGAAGTATTTAATTATATTTCACAATACATTAATATTCTTGAAGAACTATTAAATAATAAATCTATATCATCAGATAGTAATTATAACATTTTATTTTTCTTTGAACAAGTAAAATCTTTCACTATTGAAAATACAATATATGATATATCTGAATTATTATCACAAGATTACGAAATTTCTAAAGAAAAAATTCATGAATTAATACTACAAGTTGATATTTTTAACATAAATCAACCTGAACCTGAACCTGAACCTGAACCTGAACCTGAACCTGAACCGGAACCTGAACCCGAATTTCCTAGAGACTTTGAACTTAATAGTATACCTACTATAGCAAGTGGTTCACGACATAATAATAATATTGATACGTTTATCCAAAATAATAATACTTTCGGATCAGCTAAGTTACAAGAAAGAAGAAAGGCTGAAATATTAAAACATGAACAAAGTGGAAATAAACTTACAAAAGCACAACGCTATGCAAAAATGGCAAATAATACGTTGAAAAGAACTAATACCACTTTTGCCATTCAAAAACCACTATTCACTTTCTCAAATATATCACCATATAATGTTGTAGACAATACTATTGTTGTCCCTGTTACTGACCCTTCATGTAATAACAATATTTGCTTAGACGAAACCATTGCATATTTACCTTTAAATAATCGTAGAACTTATAAATAAATATAATTTAAAACTTTTTAATTATATTTATATATATTATGAAATTATTACCTTCTATTATTGTTAGCTCATCACCATTTTTAGTATCATTACCTTTCACTCTAACTGATCTTAATCGTTTTGAACAAGACCAACCTAGAGCCTTATGGCAACCACCTAACTATGTTTTTGGTATTGTATGGCCTTTTTTATATGCATCTCTTTTTATGTTCAATTATTTGATTTTTCAAAATCCATCCATATCTAATTATATAAAATCATTTGTAGCTCGCGACACTTTAATTGAAAGTGCATTCCAAGGATTATGGTTATATAATTTTAGATTTCAAGAAAACATTAAAGAACGTGCAGAATCGTATAAAAAAAGTTTATTATTTATGTTATCTTTAGTTTTTATTTCCATTTATAGATGTTATATTATATTTGCAACCAAAGAATTAAAACCATATTCTTTACTTTATTTACCATATGCATTATGGATTAATTTTGCACATATACTTAATTGGCAATTAGCTCTTGGATTTACAAAATAATATTGAAATATGTAAATGTTATTAATCCAATACTATATATAAATATTAAGTAAATTGTGCCATTGTCATTTAATGCGAATTCTTTACAATGCATTTCTGGATGTAAAGTATACATTGCATCTAATAAAAATGCTAAAAATATATATATAGATATTTCGTTTTTAAAATTACTTACATTTTTTGAACTTAAATAATATAGTTTTATTAAAACTATTATGAAAAAAACAACAGCTATTGAATCTTTTAAATAACCTAATTTCATTATAAATATATATATATATTATAATTATATAATATATATGAGTGTAATTTTAATAGGAAATGAAAATGTAAATTGTCACTACGAAATAATAGAATCTGTTATTGTAAAATATGATGAATTATTAAATATACAAAAAAATAATGAAGATAAATTTTATTTGTTATTACATAAAAGCGTAAATGGATCATTTGTAAATTATATTAAAAGCAAATATAGTAATGTTTTTATTAATAGGGTACATAAAAATGCTAATTATAATATTACTATTACTACAAAGAAAATTCCAAATGGAACTTTAAATAGTAAGACATCTTGTTACATTATGCATGATTATGACGAATATTATGATTCTTTCTCAAACGTAATTTTTTTGGCACCATTTTCAAAAAAAAAACATTTTATTTGTGATATTTTACCATTTGCTAATGATAAAATTAAGACGGATATACCTATTTATATTATTCAAGGCAGCTTAACACCAGGAAGAAGAAATTATAATTTATTACATCAATTGATTAAAAAAACTTATAACTATAAGTTTAAACTTATTTTATTAGGTAGAGGTAATCCACCACAAATATTTTATAGAAATCCTAATATTCATATTATTGCCAACAAGAATTTTGTAGATTTTCATGAATATTTCAAATCTTGTTATGGAATTTTTACTCTTGTTGATAAAAAAAAATATAATCAATATTATACTACAAAATTAACTTCCACTATAAATTATGCAATCGGATACAATCTAAAATGTATAATTGATAATGACCTTCAATATATATATAAATTAGATAATGCAGAAACTTATGAACATAATGATAATGGTATTGATTTCATACGTGCATTTGAAAAAACATTGTATGATTTTTATATGACTTAAAAATATACTTAATACATATTACTTTCACATAAATAATATTTGTATTTACTATAAAATGAAAATACATTTTATAACATATGGTAATAAAGTATTTAAAGAAGCAGTTAAACGTATTTGTAAAGAAGCTGAGAATAGTGAATGGTTTGATACTATTACACCTTATGGTCCTGATGATTTAGAGGATGATTTTAAAGAAGAATTCAAAGATGTTTTAAGTAAACCATGTGGAGGAGGTTATTGGATATGGAAAAATAATATTATTCAACAATCTCTTAATAAAATAAATTATGGTGATATTCTTGTTTATTTGGATTCTGGATGTACTATTAATAAAAAAGCGAATGAACGTTTTTATGAATATATTGAACTATTAAAAAATAGTAATTTTGGTATTATTTCTATGCAAATGAAACATCGTGAAAAAATTTGGACTACCAAAGAAATTTTTAATTATTTTAATATTGATCCTAATAGTGATATTGGTAATAGTGGTCAGTTTTTAGGTGGTATACGTATTATGAAAAAAAATGAACATTTAATTAATTTGATTAAATTAGAAAAAAAAGTATACTCTGACAATTATTTGTTAGTTACAGACCATTATAATAAAAATCAATCTAAATATTTCAAAGATAATCGCCATGAACAAAGTGTTTTTAGTGTTCTTAGAAAAATTCATGGTTCAATTGCTATTCCTGATGAAACTTATTTTAAACCTAATTATGGTAAAGGTGAATCCTTAAAATACCCTATTTGGGCTACTAGAATGAAAAATTAATTATGTTCTTGGTATCTTAAATTAGGATTAATACAAGTTTCATGTGTTGGATATAATGGTCCTGACATACACATAGTTTCATCACTTACTGGAGCACATGATCTATTTCCTCTATCTGTTCCTATATAACAATAACCCATTTTTGAGCTTGATTTAGTATTTTGCATTATATCACCAGTTTCATTTTCACTATATGATGTTGGTTCTTCAGCATTTGTATTAATAATTTTCTTTTGACTATCACTTACTTTCTTATTGTTATTAGATAACTTATTTTGCTCATCTGTAGTTTCATCTAATACTTCTTCTGTTAAATCTAAACCACCAATAGTTCCCTTTTCAATTGCATCAATACCTGATTTTGCACCAGCACTAGAAGTCTTTATAGTTTGCTTTGCTGTTTCTACTGCAGTATATCCAAATAATCCTGCAAAAAATTGAGCAACAGGTTTAAATACTTCTGCTATTTCTTCAGTTCCTTCACCCAGATAGTAAAATATGTTTATTCCTAATAAAGCTATAATAAATATTATACCAACAACATAAGCAATATTGTATGTTGATATAGTATTCTCTTTTGAAATAATTGCGTCTAAATCTTTTATTTCTACGTTAGAACTCATAAATTATGGTTATATATTTTTATTTTATTCTTTTATTTAATACCTTATAAAATATCCTTCAACATTTCCAACTTTTCTAAAGTTTTATCATGATTGGTTTTACCTATATTATTAAATAAATAATCCGTTTGTGGACTCTTTTCTGATTTTTTAATTTGCTTATATATATTATCTATTTTTGGTAGTATTTCTTCTAATGCATCTTTATTATCTATCAGTTGTATACTTTGATTTACATGTTCTGTTATCATATTTACACCATAATATAATATGAATCTACGTTTTCGTATTACACCACTAGTAAATCGTAAGCAAAATATTTTTAATAAACTATTCATTAATTTATCTACAAATTTGCTTTTCTTAGCACTATAATGTAAAAATATATCCCATATTATCCAAACTATATTTTTTTGCTCTTTTACATCTACTGGGTAACTTCTTCTTTCACATTCACATTTTGCCTTTTTCTTTTTACACATAACATCATATTCCAACATCCATTCTATCCAATAACATGCTTTTATTGAATTTAAACTTTCTTTACATAAATGATATGATAATTCATTTACTGCAATGAATAATTCTTTGGGATCTTCTGGTTTTGTAATTAAATCACCATATTTTGTATTTGGTGCTTTAAAATGCTCCTTCATATTTGACAATATAAACTCTTCTTCCTTTTTTATTTTTACTACTTCAAATGGATGCTTTCGTTGTGATTTACATATTATTATTATTATTTCACCAAATAGTTTTCTAATTTTAGAGTTGTTTCTCAATTTTAATTCATAACCTGCATAACCACTTTCCATTACATCTTTAAAATTCTTTATTCTTAAATCCAAATATGATACTAATTTAGGGTTTCCTAAATGAATATATTTAGTTGAATATAATATTATTGTATTCCATAAATCTACATAATTTGCACTACATATTAATTCTGCACACCAATAACATGCTGGTTCTATTTTTCCTTCTGTTATACTTTTTAACAATTCTTTATTAACATCTGATTTTTTATATCCTGAAAAAGATGTTGATTTAAATTCACCTATTTCTCTTACATCATTTATTTCTACACTCATTAAATTTTATTTATACAAAAAATATATATAATATACATAAATGAGTTTATGGAAATTTATAACAAAATCTTCAATATTTTTAAATATATTAATAGTTCTTATTATTCTATATATTATATCACTTTTTTACTCTAACATGAACTATGAAATTATTGAAAATATGGAAAATAATACATCACAATTTAATAATAGCAATATTTATGATGAATTTTATAGCTCTATCTATGACCCATTATTTTATAGTAAAAATAAAGATGATTTTGAGCTTGACCGAATTTTAAAACATACAAAATTTAATGAAAAAAGTTATGTCCTTGATATTGGATGTGGAACCGGTAATCATGTTTATGAATTTTCACAAAAAAATATTAAAGCCATTGGCTTTGACAAATCTCCACATATGATTAATGTATGCAATAAAAAATTTCCTGAACTAGACTTCAAAGAAGGAGATGCACTTAACACTCTCAACTTTGATGAAGAAACCTTTAGCCATATTACATCTCTATATTTTACTATTTATTACATTCAAAATAAACGTTTATTTTTTCAAAATTGTTTTCAATGGCTCAAACCTGGTGGTTATTTAGTTCTTCATCTTGTAAATCGCAGTATGTTTGATCCTATTATTCCACCATCAAACCCTCTTCTATTAGTTTCACCTCAAAAATATGCTAAGGAACGTATTACAAATAGTGTTGTTAAATTTAATAATTATGATTATAAATCAAACTTTGAAATTAAAGATAGTAAAGGATTTTTTACTGAAGAATTTAAACAAAAAAATTCTAAACACCCATATCGTATTAATAAACATCAATTATACATGGAAACTCAAAAAGAAATTTTAGGCGCTGCTAAAGACTTCGGTTTTGTTGTTTTTGCTAAAACTAATATGACACCATGTCAATACGAATATAATTATATTTATTTTTTGCAAAAACCCTTTTAATTTTGGGTTCTTTTTTTATTTATTATTTACTTAGTTAATACATGTATTTACTTTATGTATTTGCTGTTTTTTTAATTATTTATTTTATCATATATGCATATGTCAAAATTACATTTAAATTCTGGGCATATCAACCTGTTTTTCATGTTTATAATCTGTATTATTGGTTTTCTTCACCTCATATAATTAAAAAAGAACTCCCTGATAAAAATAAATTTACTGACTTTGATAATGTTAAAGCACTAGAATATAAACATTGCACCAAAAAAAAATTTGAGGATTTTCATCATCTTGTTAAAAACTACTTCTTTAAATTTAATAAACTTAATTATGATCTTCACATGCATAACATTAAACCATACTTTATTGGACATAATGAAAAATCTTTCCTCACTTTCTGTTATGATAAAACTAAATATGTAGAAAATCAAAAGGTTGTTATTAAAAAAGAATGTATTGGTGTTATTAGTGGTAGACCATTATATTGTATTGTTGATAATCGCAAAATTATGGCTTATTATGTTGATCATTTATGTGTTCACCCTGATTTTAGAAAAACCGGTGTCGCTCCCCGTCTTATTCAAACACATGAATATGCTCAAAGACATCGCAATAAAAAAATTGCTATTAGTATTTTTAAAAGAGATACTGATTTAACTGGTATTATTCCTATTACTGTTTATATGAACTACGTGTTTGATATTCTCAAATGGAAAAAACCTAGTGATAAACAAGGTCCTTATAATTTTGTTGAAGTTAATAAACTTAATTTATACACATTATTTAATAAGTTTGATAATGTTATGCGTCAGCATTTTTCATTTATACTATTTCCTGAACTTTCAAATTTAAGTGAGCTTTTATCTACAAAAAATATTCATGTTTATCTATATCGTTTCAAAGAACAAATTATTGGAATTTATTTTTTTAGAAATTCTGCTATTAAATATGATAATTTTAATATGTTTGAATTATTTGCTTCTATTAAGCTTACAAATAATACAAATAAATTTATTGAGGGGTTTCATAAATCCATGTTTCATTGTTTTACAAAAAATCACTATAAATATCTTATTATTGAAAATATTTCACATAATAATTCTATAATTCATGAAATTATGAAGCAACATGAACCTATTTTTACTAATCCTAGTGCTTTCTATTTTTATAATTTTGTTCATAAACCATACGACTCTAAAGATGTATTGGCTATTTACTAGTTGGTTCTTTCTTTAAATACATTTGACCACATGGCCCACAATGATCTTCATTTGCACGTTCAATTCTTTTATATACGCGATCATCATATACCAAATTCCAGCGTCCTAGTTGAACTGGTTCTTCTTTTCTCATAAAACGTGTCCCTATTCTTGTTGAATAATGGTTCATTTTTGTTAATAATTTCTCTGTTAATAATACTATATGATTCATTTTATAATATTATTAAAATATTTTTATTTATTTTTTTCAATTTATATTTTTATTTATTTATTTAATTATCTAGTATATTTTCCTACTCTTACACACGAATCTACTACATATATTACAAATACTCCTAAAAATCCATATAATATTATTTCTTCGGTTATGTTTTCCGTTCGTTCTATTTTTTGTTCTTCCAATAAATTTATTAAATATGTCAATTTATCATCTATACTACTTGTTGGTTGCGTATTTATTGCTACTGGCATTTGATATGACTGCATATTTTGCTCTGGTATGTATTGATTGTAATAACTTGTTGCATATGTATTATTAAAATCTTTAATGTTTTCTACTTCATCATTTTCTTCTAAATTTGCATACCCTTCTTCGCTTTCTTGTTGTTCATTTTCTATTGTTCGTTCAACACCCATGGATTGTGGTGGTGGTGGCATTTGAAAATCATGTAATTCATTGTTTTCATCATCTAAATTATTATATATTGCTTGCATTGCATTATTTACTTTATTTGCAGCTTTAACGTTTTGTTTACTATGATTTTTATTTTGAAATTGATTTTTTATTTCACGTTTCTGCTTTCGTTTTTTATACATATAATTATTTTTTTCCATAGGTTCCATATTTTCTATTGGTGCAGCCATTAATGCTAAATTCATTCTTAATATAAACTGGACAGAAAAAGTATTTTAATTTTATTTAATATTTTCTTTATATATACATGAAATTTACATTTTTATCTGCTTTAGCTATTCTTTTGCTTGTTGCATCTGTTATTTCACCTGAAGTTCTTGTTTCATTAAATAATACATTTTTAGGAAAATTATTTTTATTATGTATTGTTTTAACATTTACTTATCATAATTTAATTTTTGGTATTATTATTGCTCTTACTATTTATCATATTAGTGCTTCTAATGTTGAAAAAATGACTAAAATGAACTCAAAAAAAGTTCAAGGTCATGCTATTAATGAAATTGCTGGTTCTAATCCTCCTAGTAGTTGTGGATTAGTTGAACTTAAAGAACAAATGAAAGAAACTCCTTCTAAAAACGTGAAGGTTGAAATGATTTCATCTAATGTAGACACTGAAGGTTTCACTAGTTTTATTAACCCATTAAATTCTGAAAATTTTTCTTCTCTTCATTAATTATGTCTATCATTCAACTTATTATTTTTCTTCTAGTTGTTTATATTGTTTCTGATTTATTTTTCGTTTATAATGAACAATTTTCAATTATGGGAAGTATTAGAAGAACTAATCGCCAAGTTAAAAATACTACTAAAGAAATTTTTGATGGCTATTCTAAAATTAATTCATTAGTTAAAAATAAGATTTTTGGTATTAAATAATTTTTTACTATTATATAGTATGAAATCATTCTATAAAAATTTATCTAAATCATTTTCTGGATTCTCTAAAAATTTTAATTCGCATTTATATTCATTAAATGATAGCAAATATTTTGCTGGTTTTATTATGATACTTCTTAATCTTTCTTCTAAATTTATTACTATTAAATTTACTAGTTCACAAGAATCTTATTTAAAATATATGTTTACTAAACAATTACTTATTTTCTCTATTGCATGGATGGGAACACGTGATATTTATATTGCCATTACTATTACTGCTGCATTTGTTATTTTAGCAGATTATGCGTTTAATGAAAATAGTAAATTTTGCATTATGCCTGAATCATATAAAAAAATAACTAACGCAATGGATCTTAATAATGATGGTATTTTAACTGATGACGAAATTAATAAATCTATTAAAATTCTTGAGAAAGCACGCAAAGTTCAAAACTTTAAACTTCAACAAAAAAGCAGTGAGCAATTTCATAACATGAAAAAATATTAAAATTCTAATTCTTCTTGCTCTTGTTCTTCTTCTTGCTCTTGTTCTTCTTCTTGCTCTTGTTCTTCTTCTTGCTCTTGTTCTTCTTCTTGCTCTTGTTCTTCTTCTAATAGTGTCTCTTCTAATATAATATCTATTTCTTCTTCTCTGTCTAATTGCTCTATTTCTATTTCTTCATCTTCAGTTTCTGATTCTTCATGATTATTATCACGTGCTAAAAATATAGTATCATTATCACTATCACTATCACTATCACTATTATTATTTCCATCTTCACTTATATCATCATCTACATTTACATGTCTTATCATTGAACTATCTATAAAATTGTCTATTGTATTTACTAATTCTCTCATTTCTATTACTTCATTATCTTTTGTCTTTGTTATTTTATTTTTATGCTTACTTAATAATTTTTCATGTAAATCCACATATAAATTACTTGTTTGTTGCTCTTCCGTTAAAGGCATCATTATTGTTACTGGATCAAAGTCTACCTCATAGTGTTTTTCATATTGTCTATTTTTACTTCCAAACCCTGTAAATTTCCTTTTCATTGTTATTCTTCCAAATTGTGGATTCGCTTTTTTAAATGTCTTTAATCTTTCACGTAATATTTTTACACTCATATATCGCTTTGATTCTATTAATGACATTCTTGATGTCAAATATAACTTTATCATCGGATCAAATGCTTTTCTTAATGCTTTTACAGGAAAATCTTCTTTTATTTGCATATTTTGTGTTATTGACTTATAACTACGTAATAATTCATTTATCACTTTTATATATCTCTTATCCGATAACATTTTTGTATTATATTTTATTAACTCTTCACGTATCAATGGCTCATTGTATGTATGAAATATTTTCATATTAAATTCACTTTTAAAATATTCCTCAAATAAAACCGGCATTTTACATACATTTTCCTTTAATTTAAAATATATATTGTATAAATTATGTAATGATATACATTTATTTGTAAATGGATTCTTTATTGCATGTGGATACACTATCCATTTATTTGACACATTTAATAATGAAGAATTTATTATTTTTACTATATCTCCAATTGTGAATGTATACTTTATTTTATCTTCTATTATTTCTATTGTTTTTACATTTTCATCTATTTTTTCACCTAATAAATCATATTTATAATCAAACTTCCTAGTTATTTTATTCAAACATATATTTCTAAATTTCAAAAGGGCGCGATATTTTCTTTGAATATTAAAAAATATTTTTGCTGTTATTTCATCATCTTGTGATATATATGAATTTTTTTTATATGTCATATATTGATATACACGATGATGCTCATCCATTGTAATAAAAAAACCATGACTTATTATATTTCTATTTTGCAATTCTTTATTTATTATTTTTTGTAATGGTGTCATATTATTTATATAATTCAAAAACATTATTAATAAATAATATTAATTATTTTTTATATTATTTATTTGCTTTATTAAAATGAAGGCATGTAATCATCATCTACACATGTTGTTGCCTTCGTTACTATATTTGTTCCTTCTATTTTCAACTTATCTTTACATTTTGTTTCTTTATTTTCCATTGCATTAAACATTTCATCTAATTCTTCCTTTTCATCTTTTTCTAATTCTTCTGCTGCTTCTAATGTTTTCATTTTATCTATATCCAATATTACTTGGAAACTACTTGTTCCATAATAACCTTCTTGACCACACATTACATTTGATGATACACCTCTCATATGGTCTAATTCACCATGTCTTGCTGCTTTCAAAAACATTTCTGGTGTTTCTTCAAAAGAAGCTTTTGCTATTGGTCCTATATCATCACTATTAATACCATGTCTAAATATTGATATTAACTTCGTCTTATAAGCCATTCTATCACATAACAAACTCAAATGATGATAATTAATATAACTATCTTCCATCACTTCCACAAATTCATTATATATGGTTTGACGTGCTGCTTCCAATCCTAATACATTATATATTTCTGTAATATTTGTAGATGTTGTTTTTGTATAATCAACATAATCCAACGCCATCAAATCTACCATATTTGAACCTACCGTATCCAACACCCACGTTTCTTGTTTTATATATTTATCTTCCTTTTTCTCTAATTCATCTAATGACTTTCTCAATATTACTTTATTTATTTTCTTTACACCTCTCAATACTATATTATTTAACAAATTTTCTTGGAAATTCTTCAACATATATATTTCATCTGATTGATCCAATGTTTTTGGTGCCATTTTTTTCAACTTTTCTTTCTTCAATACATTATTTAATCTTATTCTAAATACTAAATTATCACTATTATAATCACTATACACACAATGAACATCATCTTTGTATACATTCTTTAATACAAAATTTACATCATCCATTGTAATATTTTTATCCAACATTGTTTCCGAATCTAATACCATTCTTATTATCCATTTTGACTTCTCACGTGCCATTTCTTCTGGATCCACTACATCATAACCATTTAACATTTTCTCAAATTCATAATATTGTGTTAACATTTCACGATCTTCCATAATACTTGTATCCTCATCGTTTGGATCAAAGTATATTTGAACACTTTCTACTATTTCCTTCAACTTCGTATGCTCTATCATTGTTGCTATTGATTGAGCCTTTACTCTGTTTGTTCTATCTTGTTCTTTTAAATACAATGTGCATGATGGATTCTTTGGATTCTCAGATAATGATAATATTTCTTCAATACGAGGCACACCCTTTGTTACTGTTGACTTAGAAGCTACACCTGCATAATGAAATGTATTCAAGGTCAATTGTGTTGTAGGTTCACCTATTGATTGAGCTGCTATCATACCCACCATTTCACCTGGAGCTACTAATGAACTCTTATAATAATTATTAATACTTGTTAACAAATAGGTTAATGACATTCTATTTAATCTCTTAATAAACAATAATTCACGTGGATTCAAATAATACGCATATAATACTTCAAATATTTCTGATGGACTATTATATGTATATTTCTTCAAATTTTCCATATTATTATCCAACATTTCATATAATTCCAATGGTGTTATATCTATCATAGTATTACTTGTTTGTATGAAATTATTTTGAACATTATTTATTATATGACTAAATGATACACACATATGCACTTTATCTACATCTTTATAATTAAATACATGATGCACTAACTCTTCTCTATATTTTATCATTTTTTCTATCATATCAGTTGTTCTCTTTTCTAATTCTTTCTTCTGCTTCTTAAAACGCTTCTTTGTATCTTGTGTCATTATATTATCATTCTTTGGGTCTACATAATAATATGCATATATTTCTTCCAATGTCATTGCTGTTAATGGTAATTTCTGATTTTCTACTTTTGTTGTATCTATTCCATCATCACCATATACAAATTGCACTACTTTACTTTTACTATTTCTTACTGTCATATCATATTCTACCTTCAAATCTTCCATCCCTTTAATCAATCTACGTTGAATATAACCTGTTTGTGATGTCTTTACAGCTGTATCTATCAAACCTACACGACCACCCATTGCATGAAAGAATAACTCTTCTGGATACAATCCACCTATATAAGAACTTTCCACAAAACCACGTGCTGCTGGTGTATCATCATATTTTGAAAAATGTGGCAATGTTCTATCTTGAAAACCATACGGAATTCGTTTACCATTTACATTTTGCTGTCCCAAACATGATGTCATTTGTGCTATATTCAATTCACTACCCTTTGAACCTGCATTTACCATTTGAACAAATCTATTTGTTTTTTCTAATTTATTCAAACCTATCTTACCTGATTGTGATGTCGCTTGATTCAATATATTATTTACTTGCGTCTCAAACTCTTCTACATTATCTTTACCTGAATCATTCTGAAATACACCCAAATGTAACTCATCTATTATCTTCTTCACATCCTTCTTTTTTCCATATATGGTTTCTACTATTTGTTGCTTCGTTTCTTCATTTGACATCAAATCACTTATTCCTACACTATAACCACTCGTTTTCATGTATTCTGTTATTATGTTTTGAAAATCATCTATAAACTTCGCACAAGTCATATTTCCATAATCATTACATACACGATGAAGTATTCCATTCGTTCCTGAACCTAATACTTTTTTCTCCATCACTCCTCGTTTTACTTCACCATTTACTATTTCCAATACATTATTTGATGAATTGAAATTTTCACCACTTTTAAATTGATTCGTTTTATATTTCAAACTTATTGGTGGCATTATTTGACTCAATATTTCAAAATTACTTATTCTTCCTTTCTTACTAAACAAATCCATGTTTACGTTATCTGCTTTCATTAATAAATTCATTGCTTCACGAGGACTGAAATTTATATTTTCACGTGTAAATCTAAAAGACCCTAATAATGAATCTTGAAATATACCTATCAATGATGAATTACTTGCTGGACTAATTATTTGATATGGAACATGTGCCAAGTTTATCAACTCTGATGAAGATTCACTATCTTGAGGCATATGTAAATTCATTTCATCACCATCAAAATCCGCATTGTAAGGTTTGGTGTCTGCAACATTCATTCTGAAAGTATCACCTATTTTCATTATTTTTGCTATATGACACATCATTGACATTCTATGTAATGTTGGTTGTCTGTTAAACAATATTGGATCTCCATCCAACATATGACGATGCACTATATCACCATTTTGTAATACTATTGTCTTAACATCTACATACCTTAATGATATATTTTCACCATTTTTCTTTTCTAATATTTTTGCACCTGGCCATTTATCTGGACCATTTTCTATTAATTTCATCAAGTAATCTTTATTATAATTATTTACTATTACTGGTTTTGTTATATTTTTTGCTATTTTCATTGGAACACCTAACTCTCTTATTGATATATTAGGATCCGCTGTAATCACCGAACGAGCACTAAAATCTACACGCTTTCCCATTAAATTACCTCTTACACGACCTGTCTTTCCATTTATTCTCTCTTTTATTGATTTTAATGGACGACCTGAACGCTGCACTACTGAATGCACTCCCGGTATTTTATTATCTACTTGTGTGGCTACAAAATATTGCAACATCAATGCCCAATCTTCTATTATTGCTGGTGACACGTTTTGCTCCATTTTTTCTTTTAATACTTTATTTGTTTTGATTATATTTACAATTATATGTGTGATATCATCTTCACTTCTTTGTTGAGCATCATGTTTTACTGATGGACGAACTGCTGGTGGTGGTATCGCCAATACTTGGCATATCATCCATTCTGGACGCGACCATAATGGACTAAACCCCATGAATTTTATATCATCATCACTTATTCTTCTAAACATTTTTATCAATATTTCCGGTGTTAGCTTTATTGTCATGTTTTGTTCATTCCCATCCCATTCTGCATACAAGTTTGCTAGACCCTCTTTCTTTATCTTTTTTGGTTGTAAACAACCACAACCATCTTCTGTATCATCTCCACAACGTGTCACTTTACTTGCTAACTGAAACACTTTATTCCATCTATGCTCACTTGATAATTTCATTAAATGAGCATACTTCTCTTTACTTATTCTTAATTTACTACACTTAAAACATACACATTTCACTATTTTCATTACTACTGCTAAATATTGAATGTAAAATACTGGTTTGGCCAATTCTATATGACCAAAATACCCTGGCGTTTCTATATAATTTAAACCATCCGTTGGACATATGAAACCTGGCTCCAATACACCCATTCTTGGATCAAATAATCCACCTATCTTTGGTTTCCCATTTTCATATGTATCACGACTTGTTATTTCTACTACAGATGCCTTTCTTATTTCTTCCGGAGACAATATACTAAATTGTACTCCTAAGATTTTAGATGGCAAATATTTAGAATTACTTTGACTTCCGTATTTTGACATTATTTATATTATAAACAGATATATTTAGATTGTTTTCAATTTTTATTTATTTTAAATTGCCATCTTTAATTTATTTTCTTTAATTATTTATCTTTTTAAAATTAGTATTTTTATATTTATTTTTTTCAAAATTGATTTAGAATTTTTTTAATTATTCATATATAAAAATAAAGATGGTAACTAAAAACGATAAACCTAATTCTACTTCTCGCAAAAATCTACGCTCTAAAAAGCGTAACGCTAAGGAACTTAAGAAAAAATATGAAGAATCTTCTGATAGTTCTGAAGATGAAGAAGAAATTGATTTTGAAGAAAGTATTTCTGATGAAGAATTTGATGAAGAACTTTCTAAAAATAAAATTGATAAAAAAGAATATCGCAAATTTCTTGCAACACTCTTCCCTTCAAAATATAGTAAAAATAAAGCTAAAACACATAAAAATGATAAAAAGAAAAAGAAAAATAAAAAAGTTGTTGAATCCGAATCCGAATCCGAATCCGAATCTCAATCTGAATCTGATACTGAAGAGAATGATGATGAAAATATTAGCAAATCTAAAAAAGGCACTCAAAAATTTAATCTTATCTTCACTATCGGTGGACCTAAAGGCAAAAATAAAAATTATGTCATTGAAGATGATGAAGAAGACGAATGGGATGAAGAATGGGATGAAGAAGATGATGAAGATTGGGAAGAAGAAGACACTGAAGATGAATCTGATGAAGATGATTATGTAGATGACGAAGACGAAGACGAAGATGAGGAAGATGATGAAGAAGATGATGAGGAAGATGATGAGGAAGATGATGAGGAAGATGGCAAAAAAAAGAAAAAATCTACATCTAAAAAAGATAAAAATAATATTAAATTTACTGAAATGGAAATAGAAGAAAACAAAAAAATGCTTGAAGACCTCAAGGCTAACAATAAAAATAATTATGTTACAAAAGAACTTATTAAGGTTTGCGAAGACAAAATCAAAGACCTCCAAAAATCTCTTGATAAAAAATTACAAAAGAAAAAAACTGCTAACGTTTCTTCCTTTAGAAGTAAAATGCAAAACAAAAATATCATGAATGACTACGAATTCTTTAAAAAAATGTCTATTCCTGAACAAGAAAACATTCTAAAAGAATTGGATGAAATTAATAAAATTTGTAAAGTTGAAAAACCTTACAGACTAACTGTTCTTGAAAAAGAAATCCCATATGAATATAAAGCTTGTGCTCTCAAAAAACTCAATATGCTCCGATTTATGGAACCTGGAGGAGGTGAATTTTACAAAATTAAAAACTGGATTGATACTTTTATGAGTATCCCATTTGATACATACAAACATCTTCCTGTTTCTATCAATGATGGAACTGAAAAATGTCAGGAATTTATGGAAAATGCAAAATCCATTCTTGATAGCTCTGTTTATGGACTTAATGATGCCAAAATGCAAATTATGCAAATGATTGGACAATGGATTACCAATCCTAGTGCTGTCGGTTCTGCTATTGCTATCCAAGGACCTATGGGAACTGGTAAAACTACCCTTGTTAAAGAAGGTATTAGTAAAATTTTAGGAAGAGATTTTGCATTCATTGCACTCGGTGGTGCTACTGACAGCAGCTTTCTTGAAGGACACTCTTACACTTATGAAGGTAGCACTTGGGGACAAATCGTTTCTATATTGATTAAAAGCAAATGTATGAATCCGGTTATTTACTTTGATGAATTGGATAAAATTAGTGACACTCCTAAGGGTGAAGAAATCACCGGTATTCTTACACATCTTACTGACACTTCCCAAAATAATGAATTCCAAGATAAATATTTCTCTGAAATAAAACTTGACCTCAGTAAATGCTTGTTTATATTTAGCTATAATGATGAATCTAAAGTCAACCCTATTCTTAAAGACAGAATGTATCGCATTCATACAAAAGGATATGACCTTAAAGATAAACTCAGTATTTGCAATAATTACTTACTCCCTAATATCCGTAAACAAATCTTATTTGAATCTGAAGATATTATTATTGAAGATGATGTTGTTCAACACATTGTTGATAATTATACTGACAAAGAATTTGGTGTCAGAAATCTTAAACGTTGTCTTGAAATTATTCACACCAAACTCAACTTATATAGACTTATGAAACCCGGTAGTTCATTATTTGATAACACTACTACACTTGAAGTTTCATTCCCTAAATTTAAACTCACTAGAGATATTGTAGACAAACTTATTAAAAAACCTGATGATACTATGAAAAATATTTTAAACACTTTGTATATTTAAATTCTTTACAATATAATATGGATGATAACACTAACAATAATACTTTTTTTTTAATGAAAAAAATTTCCCGTAATCGCCTTGATAAAATTACCAATCTTAATTTACTTATTTCCACATTACAGGATGAAGTTGATTCTCTTAATGAAAAAATTTCTCAAATTATTCACCTTGAAACTAACTCTGCTACACGACTAGTTAAAGATTCTAATCATTATGAAAATATTATTTATAATAAAGACGCCGCTATTGAAGAACTTAAAAAAGAAGTCGGAGAACTTAAATGCAAAATTATTACTCTTGAATCTCGTGATACCGCCAATGCTAATCATATTTGTTGCATTTTATGTCACGACCAAGAACGTAATGTTCTTTTTAAACCTTGCAATCATTTAGTTATTTGTGATACTTGCTCTGGTCAAACTTCTTTTCAAGAATGTATCGTATGTAAACAAACTATTGATTCATACGAATACGCTTATTTATAATTTATTTTTATATAATTCTTTTTATTTAAAAATTACCATGGGTTTTATTTCCACCACGTGTATTTAAATGCACCATCATATCTTTACTCATACACGCACAACCATCTCCTATTGAATACGTATTTGGACAACATTCTGGCGCAAATTTTGTTTTACTGAAAAAATCCAAATTATCCTCGTTTAAAGGTATTTCTACTCCTGGATAATCTTCTTGCATATTTTTTGGACCATTTGAATAAAAACCACGATTGAATGCATCATGATAACTTTCTGGAACATCTCGCCATTTATAATTTTCCACATCTTTTTGTATATCATTTATTAACTTCCCTGCATCATTTTGTGTCATCCCTTCTACATTTATTGTTCCTATTACTATATTTATTAATACTAATAATAATATTATTATTACTATTATTTTCAACATATATTTTATTGATATTTTTATTTATTCCTATTTTATTCCTATTTTAAATAATTGTCCATCATTCCGTTATAATCTACTACTAGCTCATCACCTAAATAAAAATACCCTTGCTCTGTTACTATATGATATAAATACTCTTCTTTATTACCATATATTATTACACTTTCGTTTTCTATTACTTTGTGTGTCTTTTTATTTAATACTCCTTTCCTTAATAATATATTTGATGAACATTTTACTATTTTCTCACCTATTTTCACATGACCCACATTATTAGCTATATCACCATTCATTTCTACTTTACTCATTACCTTTATTCCATATTGTAATCTATCACCTGGATTTATTTTGCTTATTTCTTTTTCATTTCCGTCCTCCATTACTAATTTTACTTCCTTTTCAAAACCACCATCATAATATTTGTGTAATTCGTTTAATTTTATATCTTCTTCTAGTTGATCTTTTAATTCATTATATTCTGACATTGTCAATTCATCATAATCCAATAATATTTCATTATTTATGTTCAAATACTTCTCTGTATTATTTATACAATATAGCTTTTTACACTTCTTATTTATTTTTTTTGCATTTGGATGTTGCCTTACATTTATTGTTTTACCCATATACATTATTTTATGCTCTCCCGATATTATTATATCACTTATATTATACATTTCTATATGTTCTCCACATACTTCCATAAATGCTGTTATTGTTCCACCTTCTAATAATTCATCTCCCACTTTTAATTCATCAAACCTCTTTTTATTACCATTCTTTAATTTCACTACAACATCCCCACTAAAACAAAATGGATTACTTAACTTTGGAACTCCTGGTATACTAAAACGCACCAAATCAAACACTTTCGGTGCTGCTAATTTTATATATATTAATGTCCCACTTATCGTCAATACAAACGCTATTAATAACATTGACATTGTCCATCCTACTACTGGTAACCACAAAAATGCCAATGCTGCTACTATTGACACTATTATTACCAATATTAGTAATTCAAATAGTGCTCCAAAAAATGATTTTATTGATAAAAATACCGATATTGCACTATATATTGAACCCACTATTACACCCACAAATTTTGCTATTGTATCCTTAATATTTTCTATTATTTTTAATACTTCTGCTATTACACTCAATAAATAATCATACATTTTTGTAAATATACCTTCTGTTGAATTTGATATTTCATTTAACTGATTCCTTATTCCTTGTACTACTTGAACCATTTGTTCATATATTACTGCTATCCCACCTATTGATGCATTTATTGGTACCATTAATGTATCCGCTACATTTGATACTATATCTTGCATACAATAATTGAAATTATCTTCCGAACTTATATTTTCATTTATTAACGACGCAAAAGGCATTATATATGGCTTACATCTCTCATTTGTCCAATTTGCTCTCAATTCACCTACGTTTGCTTTTATATATGTGTATATTAACATTGCTATTAACAATATACACATCCCAAACATTAACATTATTGAACCACCATACTTTTCTGAATATTCCTGATTATATAACCTATTAAATATATCCATCGTTATTCCATTCTTAAATATATTATCCGCATTGAAAAATTTCATATTGGCACTTTTTGTATCATCTTTCTTTTTGTTTGCATAATTCCATAACGATTCTATTACGTTCCATGAACCCTTTATTATAAATGCACTCGTTACTATCAAAAATGTCCATACTAATGATAATGTTGCATTATCTTGCGTTAATACACCTACTTCAAAAAATGTTGGAACTATAGAAAATATTGTTAAAAATAATAATGATATCAATGTTGAATTACTTGAACTCAATGTTCCTATATCTATATCTATTACATACTTTAATATTTCGTTTACTATTAAAACTCCTATCATTACTGGCACCATTACATACAACATTGGTAATGGATCTTCTCCACTTGAATATCCAAACATTGTTACTAACAATAATATTATAGATGACACCATCCATAATTGCGTTTTATCAAATAATTCTGAAAATGATTTTGCACCTCCTATTATTTGTTTCCTTAAATAATATGAACCTACCAATACCACTATTATTATCCCTATTGTCCATACTATCTTTTCTGACGTATCTTCCGATACTTTTTTTATTATATTCGATCCTTCTTCTGTTATATTATCTATATTTATATTCTTATTCATCTCTTCATTTTCGTTTATATCTTCATTTATATCTTCATCTATATCTTCATTTTCTTCTTCATTTATAAAATCACTCATAGTAAACCCTTCATATTTTTTATGTTTTTTATTTTTCTTTTTATATTCATCGTATATTTCATTTACTATATCTGACATATATATTAAATACATTCTTATTTTTTACTTTTGTTTAATTTTACCTTTTTTTCTTCATGTCTTATTTCCATTGGTAATATTCCTTCATCTTCCCAATCTCCGAACACCATCTTCCCTATCTTTATTTTATGTGTATTTGTTATTAAACAATACAACTTCCCGTAATTTTCATCTATATATTCCGAATCTTCATGTTCATAAACATGTATGTATTCTTTTCCATCTTTTACTAAATGACCCTCACTTACTATTATATCCTCTTTTTGCACACCCTTTCCTTTTAATACACACATCTTTGATAAATATCCTTCCTTCCCTTTATTCTTTAATATCATTGTTCCATATACTATTGACCCATCACTTAACACATCTCCGATTTCTATATTCTTCATTTTTCTTATTTTACCATTCTTTAATTTTATTTTCGTTTCTCCTGCAAAACAAAAACTTGGTAATCTAAATTTAGCTACAGCACGCATCGTTTGACCTGGTGGGCCTTTCCATATACTTGTTAATGTTAACATATTGCCTATCATTAAATATACCATTGCCATCATTATACCCACCATCTTTGCTAATGTATCTTTAATTTTATCTATTATTATTGCAAATGAATTAAACATTCCTAAAAAGGCTCTCATTATATCCTCAACTATACTCATTATTGAAGATGTCATGGATGCCATTTTTAGACGTGCCGAATTTAATGCGTCTCCAAAGGAACCTGCTACACTTGTTAACCCTGATATTGCATAATTTACTGGAGCTAATATATAAGACATATAATTCGTTTGCATATCTTGTATACATTCGTTGAAATTTTGCACTGGATCATGCCCGAAATAACCCGCAAACGGCATTATTGAAGGACTACAACGATGCTCTGGCCAACGATCCTTTATTTCTTTGAATTTTGCCGTCATTGAACCCAATGATTGTAATATTAAAAATATTGCTATTATTACTAAAGCTAATATCCATTCTGATAATTTCATACTATATTAAATGGTTATTTTTTTATAGTATGAAATAATTTATTTTTTTTGTTTCTTTTTACTTTTATTCTTTTTTCTCTTTTTTTTACCACCGCCGAAGCTTAATGCTACATCATCATCATCATCATCATCATCTATTTGTGATGCTTCAAACTCAATATAATCTACATATGCTTGTTGTAATTCTGTTATTTCATTTTCTAGACCACTATTCACATGAATATTGAATTTATCATTCTTAATGTCTATATAATAATTAAATAATATTGCATATGATTGATTATCACTTACTTTTTCCATTTTACTTAATGTAGTTTTTAATTGTTCCAAGTAATTTTTTATTTTTTTTGCTTCTTGACTATTTTGTTCTTCTGAATTATTTAATATTTCTTCAAAGTTTTTATATTCTTTTTCATATTTTTCATAATTAGATGGGAGATTGTCTATATGAAATTTACCTAATGTTGGATTTTTTATTATGTAGTTTAATCTTTCTATTGATTCTGGATTCATAATGTTATACATATTTTTAACTGGTTCATTTTCATATTCATCAAAATCATCAGGATTCTGAAAACTTTTTTCTAACGGATTATCACCACCTCGTCTTTTTTTGCTTCTTTTTCTCTGTTTACGCATCGTCTTTTTCTTCTTTTTTCCTTTTCGCTTTTTTGTTGTGCGCTTCTTTTTTCCTTTTCGCTTTTTTGTTGAACGCTTCTTTTTTCCTCCTTGTGGTGGTAGACCTTCTACTGAAAAGGATAATTCACTTTCTTTATCTGTTTCATGAGTAAAACTAGAATTAGAAAATGATTCATTTAAATCATCTATTGTCATAGGGTTGTCTAGTTCTTGTAATGTTGCAGTAAATGGAATATTGCCATTTGCAGTTGAAATAGTGCCATTAACAATTTGAGGATCCAAACTAATACTATCATCACTAATAATAAGATCATGATTTTCTGAACTTTCTGATATAAAACTTTCATCTGCATCAAATGGTTCTTGTGATTCCATAGAACCAAATGTAATTGTAAATGAATTATTAGTCAAAAAAGTTTCCAATGAATTATTAGTCAATAAAGTTGCCAATGTAGTATTAGCTCTAGCTGAATCTTCTGTAACATGTAAATCAC